TAGACGAAGTAGTTTTGTTCGTTCGGACCCCCATGAGACGGCTTTTAAGGAGGGTGCGCGGTCAGTAATTCTTCATATACGAGCTATGGTTAGAAAGCATGGGTCACATAATGATTTGGAGAACTTAATTGATGAGTGATCAGTCTGTAGAAACACCCCCCATAGAATCTCAATCTTCAGTTTCTTCCGATACACCTCTTTCTGCGCCAGAGTCTAGCTGGAGAGATGGCATTTCTTCTGAGAACAGAGATCATGGTTCGATAAAAGATTTCAAGTCTGTCGATGAATTGGCGCAGAGCCACATTCATGCTCAGAAAAGACTTGGCTCATCCGTTCAGGTGCCTGGGGAACTGGCGACTCAGGATGATTGGAATAAATTTTACACGAAAGCCGGTAGGCCTGATCAAGCCGAAGGCTATGATTTCTCTACCGTAAAGGCTCCAAAAGATTTCACGATCCCTGATGAGATGATTTCTGGTTTTAGAGCAGCCGCCCATGCAAGTGGGCTTAATCAGAAACAGGCCTCCGGGTTAATGGATTGGTACGCAAGAACTTCGGAGTCCCAGATTCTAGCCGCACAGAAGCAAAATGCTGATGCAAAGCAAACTGCGACGCAGAAGCTCAGAGAGGACTGGGGTAACGACTATGATCGAAATACTCAGTCTGTTAGTGTTGCATTAAATAGATTTTTTCCTGAACATCTACGTGATCAAGTTATGGAGGTCGCTTTGACAAATGCCGATTTTGCAAAAGCAATTGCTGACATTGGTTCTCGCATGGGCGAGGACAGTACTACTGGAGTCCGCTCTGTATCGGGAGGAAAGAGTAGGCGCTCTGAAATTGAATCTGAATTAAAGTCCATGACTCACGATCCAAAGAGTCCGTATCTAAACGGCAGAGATCCGAATCACAACGATGAAGTTGATCGTGTTGCTGCAATGCTACAGGAACTTGAGGACTTGCCGGAATGAGTTGCGATGACTGCGCCGACAATCGTTTAGGTATGCGGGTCCAGGCTCTCAAGTTAGCTGTAGAAGGTGCTTCGATTAGCCATAAAATTGACTTTGAAGAAACTGCTGACCGCTATTATGTTTGGTTGATGTCTCCCGATAAAGATTCGTACCCGATGCATACGCAAGATCAAATCGAGAGACGAACACGAAAAAAGAGTTGACCTGATTTACGAAGAGTGCCATTTTTGCCACATCGGATAACCTTCCTGGCCCGATAGATGACGGTAATCCGTCCGGTGGCGCACGTAGCGCAAGTCTGAGGTCCAGCATGAGTTGGGTAACCTTTGGCAAGAACCTTTTAATTCTTGTTGGAGGATACTATGTCCACTCAAGTTGGAGTTGCTCATGTACAGCAATTCAAAAACAATGTGATCATGCTATCACAGCAGCGGGACTCCCGACTGCGTGGTGCTGTTCGCGTAGATCCTGATTTCCTTAAAGGTAAGTCCGGGTTTTATGAGCGAATTGGCGCAACTGCCGTTGTCAAACGGACCAGCCGTCATTCGGATACCCCATTAGTTTCGACACCTCATTCGAGGCGTCGGGTCACAATGGATGATTACGAATGGGCTGATTTGATTGATCGGCAGGACGTAATCCGCATGATGATTGACCCTGAATCTCGCTATGCGAAAAACGCATCTCAAGCTATGGGTCGTCAAATGGATGACGTTATTATCACTGCCATGGGCGGTTCTTCTTACGCTATTGATGAGGATGACTCGGCTAGTGCCGTTACATTCCCATCTGGTCAGAAGGTTGCTCATGGTTCTGGAGGATTGACTGTAGCGAAAATTCTTTCCGCTAAAGAGATCCTATGGGCTAACGAGGTTGACGATAGTGAACAGATGTTCATTGTCTGCGCTGGTAAACAAATCAGTGATTTGCTGAATACAACTGAAGTCAAATCTTCTGATTACAATACCGTAAAGGCCTTGGCCCAAGGTGAGATTTCGGACTTCGCCGGATTCACCTTCATTCGTTCGGAACGCTTGGCCACAGACGCGACACCAAGTCGTCTAGCCTATGCTTTTACACCATCTTCCATTGGTCTTGCCATTGGTGATGATGTGACAAGCCGCGTATCGGAACGTGATGACAAGAGCTATGCAACTCAGGTCTATCTTTCTATGTCCATTGGCGCGACTCGCGTTGAGGAAGAGAAGATTGTCCAGATTGCATGTAACGAGTAGAAGGAGATAAATCATGGCTACTGTCTACTCCGTACAAAAGACGGTCTGGGATCAGACTCAACCGTCTAAGAAGAACAAGCCAAATGAGCTTGCGGGACGGGTTCGTATCGCTTACGCGCTATACGAAGCCTCCTCTCTTGCCTCTGGTGATGTCATTGAGATGTTCAATCTTCCCAATGGGGCGCGAGTCCTTGAGGGCACATTGACTCACGATGCAATGGCTAGTTCGACAACCCTATCGGTTGGTCATGCTGCCTACAACAATGCCGCTGGCACTGCTGTAGCTTTGGATGCGGACGAGTTTTTCGCCGCAGCGGCATCAACCGCGATCACAACTGTTGCTGTTGCAGCCACATCGGCTCTTGGCAGGAACACCGTGATCGATGCTGATTACTCCGGCTATCCAGTTACTGTCACCATGGGTGGTGCCGCAGGAACCGGAACCGTAGAATTGCAGATGCTCTACGTTATTGACTAGGTAATCGCTATCGAGAGATGGTGACTCAGGCACTGTTAATTCAGTGTGGTCGGAGAGTGGGGGCGGGCCAGCAGTCCCGTCCTCACGCCTTCTGTTAAAGGAGAGTCTGAATGGCGTCTTCAGAGGTGGCTATTTGCAATCTTGCGCTGACATATATTGGCGACAGTTCAATAACTGCTCTTACTGATAACAGTGATAGAGCGAGAGCATGTAATGCTCATTACGAAGATTGTCGTGATCAAGTTCTTCGTATGCACCCATGGAATTCATCTATAATTAGAAAAAGTTTAGCGGCTTTGACAGACTCCCCCGCCTGGGAATGGTCTTATCAATTTACATTGCCTACAGATCCGTATTGCTTGCGGATTCTTGAGGTGGAAAATCTGGATGATAGGGAATGGGCGGTGGAGGGCCGTGTCATAATGTCGGATCAGAGTACCTTAAATATTAAGTACATCAGCCGCATATCGAATGTTAGTGAGATGGACCCTCTTCTTATTGATGTTGTTGCGCTTAAATTAGCGCACACGATAGCCTATCGGATTACCGGATCTGTTCAGAAGCAGAATGAACTTTTGCAAACATTCCGCTTAACATTGAGGGAGGCTAGAATGATGGATGGCCAAGAAGGTGCGCCCCCCGATGTCTATTCAGACCATTTTGCAGCAGTCAGGTTTGGTACTGACTTTAGCTCTGACTGGAGGAAGTGGACGAGTAGCTGATGGCCCGTGTAAATGCCATACAGACTAACTTCACTGGAGGCCAAATAAGTCCTCGACTTTTTGGCAGGGTGGACATTGAGAGCTATAGGAATTCAGTAAAGACTTTGGAGAATATGGTCGTCTATCCGCAAGGCGGGGCAGGACGCCGATTTGGCACAATGTACGTTGGAGAAGGCAAGGACTCTGCGGCTGGAACGGATAGGAAGTTCAGGCTTGTTCCATTCGAGTATTCAGATACGAACGCCTACTGCCTTGAGTTTGGCCACAATTACATTAGATTTTATGCCCAATCTTCACAGGTTGTTTCTGGAGGTTCCGCTGTAGAGGTAAGTACAACCTATACAGACGCTCAACTGGACGAGTTGCAATTCGCACAGTCTGCCGATGTTCTTTATGTCGCTCACAGATCTCATCCCACCAGACAGTTGGTCAGGAATTCCGCGACATCGTTCACTCTTTCGGATGTTGTATTTGTAGATGGCCCATATCTTGATGACAATACGACAGCGACCACAATAGCTGCATCAGCAACAACTGGCAGTGTCACGCTTACAGCGTCTGTTGCTATATTCACCTCTAGCCATGTAGGTGCGTTTTTTCGCATAACCAACAGCACAACTGGTTATGCCAAGGTAACTGGCTTTACAGACACGACTCATGTCACGGCCACTGTGATATCCACTCTGGGCGGGACATCTGCCGTTACAACTTGGCGAGAAGGTGCTTTTTCGGCAGAGCGAGGATACCCTGGTTGTGTAACCTTCTATGAGCAGCGCCTGTGCTTGGCTGGCTCTCCTTACAGACCTCAAACTGTTTGGGTGTCTAAGGTCGATGACTATGAGAACTTTACTCCCGGTGCAAATGATGATGATCCGATACCATTCACCATAGCTGCGAATAAGGTTAATGTTATTCAGTGGCTCAGTCAGGCTAGAAATTCTCTATTTATTGGTACGGTGGGAGCGGAATGGCAAGTTAAAGGATCTAATGGAGCCGCAATTACCCCAGGTAATATTATTGTGCGTCAGCAGACATCTGAGGGGTCTGCTCGTATACAGCCTGTTCCGATTAAGAATGCGCTTCTTTTCGTGCAGCGTGGGGCCGAGAAGCTGCACGAAGTTACCTTCGACTTTCTGACGGATAGCTTTCAGGCCCCTGATCTGACCCTTCTTTCTGAAGACATAACATCTGGCGGCATTACTCATTTTGATGCTCAAAGGACACCAGATCCAATCATATGGGCTGTTCTTTCTGGCGGAACATTAGCGGCGATGACCTATCAGCCAGATCAGAAGATACAGGCATGGCATGCACATACGATTGGCGGTGTTGCGGGGGCAGCTACAATAACTGTTACAGATTATGCCGCCCCTTCAACTACAAACGGCTGGCGTCCGAATGAATCAAATAACACAACGGCAGATAATATTTATACAGCTATAAATGCACATGCTGATTTCACTGTGGCCAATCCTTCGGCGAATGTTGTCACTATAGAAGAGACTCAGAGATTTGGTACCGGACCAACAACATTAAGTATATCCGACATCGTTCGACTGGTGACAACGAATCAAACATCGGCAGTTGTAGAAAGCGTGTCTGTAATCCCAAAGGACATCACAGCAGGAATTTACATTGATCAGGTGTGGTTAGGCGTGAAGAGAACGATAAATGGGGCTACGAAAAGGTATGTGGAGTATATCGACTCTACATTGAATACTGATTCAACGCTGATATATTCAGGCTCTTCTGCTAGTAGCCTTTCTGGCTTGGGGCACCTTGAGGGCGAGACTGTCGCCGTTAAGGTTGTAGACGCCCCCCAGCCTGACAAGATAGTCTCCAGCGCAGCCATAACCCTGTCTCCGGCAGGGGCCTCTGCACAGGTCGGCTTGCCTTATACACATACCCTCACAACCCTCCCTCCTGAGTTTGGCGCACAGGCCGGGGCTTCTCTTTCAAGACTGAGGAGAATACATGAGGTTGTACTCTATTTGAGATCTTCAAGTGGAGGTCTTATTAATGATGATAGCATCATATACAGATCATCTGCGGACGATATGGGGAATGCTTTGCCTCTCTTCACCGGGACGATTCGATATACACCCAATGATAGCTGGGATAGAGACGGCAGCATGACTATTTCAGGAACACAGCCTCTCCCCTTTAATCTCACAGCCCTAATTATGGGCACGAATGTAAGCGAGGGCTAACGTATGTCGGGTTGGGGCGATCTTTTTGCTATAGGTGGAGTTGCCTTTAGCGCATATAACTCTTGGCAAGCTGGTCGAGCGCAGGAGGATGCCGCTGGTCGCCAGATAGAGAACGCCTATTTACAGATTGAATATGTAAAACAAGCGGCTAAGATTGAATCTATTGCAGATGTTGATGCTGCAACCTCTTTAATGGAAAAGACTGAGTTGCAGCGCAAAAGTATCGACACTAGGGAGTCTCAGATTATCTCCGCAATGGAGTCGAATGAGCAGACGCATATTAAAAATACTGACCTGTTGACCAGACAGGCCAATGTAATTCTTTCGCAGAAGCGTAGAGAGGCGTCCAAGTCTGTCTCTACAGCAAGATCTCGCGCAGCCGGTGCCGGTATTTACGCTGGCGGTGGTGCAGCGGCAGAGGTAGCAAAGGACGCGAGTATAGAGGGTTCTCTTGAAAGGGCGCGTGTACGACTTCAGTTAAATCAGGCTCAAGCACAATTAGACGAGCAGATTAGCGATTCTCGCTTTGATGCCTTAAATGCACTTCAAACCATGTCCTCTGATAGAGAGACTCTTGACTTTAACTATGCAGTAGCTTCTCGCCAGCAGGAACTCTCGATAAATTTACGTGATATTGAACGAGATGCAAAGATATCGGCTCTTGAGACAGGAGCGCAAGTTATCAGAGTTGGTGTGCAAAGCCCTGAGCTTGGTGCTTTTGAAACTGCCTTAGAGGGTTTAGCGAGGGTGGCCGGATGAAACGCTTTAATAGAGGTACTGTTGTTGGAGGCCCAGGCCCTACAGTTACGGGTCAGAGAGTTAATCTTGGTGCATTCAACATAGGGCCACAAGCGCGAGCTACAGATCAGTACGATAAGGCGAGAGATATCGGTCTTACAATAGCCGGTCTTGCTGGAAAACAGATGCGGGCGGATCAGGCCTTACAGCATGACATAGTAAATTCCAAAGTTGAGCTTGCCTATAGAACATCAATGGCAAAGCAGATGACGGAAAATCCTGATAATCATGAGCAGTGGGATACCAATGCAAGAAAGGTTGCCAAAGATATAGCCGAGGAAGGACTTGGATCAGGCACCACTCTTACTAATATTCTCCTAGATCCATTTGGCAATGCTGATGAGGAAAGGACTAAGCGCACAGAAACTCTTCTAAATGGGTTATCTGGAAGTATGCAGTCTAAAATTCAGGAAGGAAGAATTAGATCAAGTTTCCGTAGGTACGGCAATACGGCTAAGTCTAACGAAGTTGCTTTAATAAAAGAACTGGCTGAACTTCCTAATTATGACAATATTGCTCCGGGGCCTGACAGGGAGATTGCTCGAAATGACCATGAGAAAGCGGTTTCTGCTATTGCCGATCACCACATCAAGGAAATGCAGGAAAGATTTTCGACGCTGGATAAGACTTTTATAAGTGGAGAAAATAAAAGAAAACTAAAAAACGATGACGCTCTCAAGGTGTTTGGCGCTATTTCAGATCATCTTATCGATAGATTTCCGGCTCAGGTTCAGCGCACTGCGACTTATATTGATGATCTCTATAGAGACAATCCTGAATTTACGAATAATCTTAATAAAGCTGCTAGGGAGCAAGCGATTGATGCGGCACAGTCGCGCCGGCAACGGATTGACGGTTTTGCGCTAGAGAATAATAAAGATTCTCAGAGCGATATGACTATACAATTAAAAAATCTAGGGGATGCGCTTGATCAGGCGCAAGGCTTTGAGGCTAAAAAGAAAGCCCTATCTTCTATTAGAAGTCATATTTCAGTTATGAGAGATGCGAAAGTCACATCGGCAACGGGCCAGCAGAGTCTTCTTTTTCGGAATACTGAGGGTCTTGATTTCGTGCTACGAAAATCCGTTTTGCAAGTATTTGGTCCTATGGCTAACGAGTTCACTGCAAAACTTAGAGATCTTGCCGTTGATCAGGGTGCCGATCCACTAGATCTCTCAAAAAGAGATAACGCAGGAAAACTTCTTGAAGAATTTATGCTGACCGAAGATGTTTCATCGATGATTGCTGTTTTAACAGAGTTGGCCCCAAGGGTCATGTCGGATACGCTTCTTGGATGGAATAGAATTGTATCCAGTGAAAAAAGCGATTCTGCCTCTATAAAATTTAAGAATAGGCAATCTTCTGATATATCTGAGGTAATCAATTCTGTAAGATCTTTGGGTGAAAATTTCTCTCTAAAAGCCGGAGAATGGAGTAAAGAATTTAAACAAGATGGAGACCGTGAAGCAGTAACACGAAAAATGGAAGAATGGCATGGGACCATCTATGCTGCTAATGTGCGGGCATCTATAGAAAAACTTAGTCGCACGCATACCAAAGCTGACGCTTTTCGTATCGCAATGAGTGAGCATGATAAGCTCAAAGTCGAATCGAAAAACATATTGGTTACACTTGGCCTCACACAGGCGACTCTTGCTTTATCTAGAGAAAGAATCGGGAATCGATTGCAGGAGGCCAATGAAGATAAATTCAATAAATTGGGCTTTGACTTAGCTCAAAATCCTTTTGCTGACGTTGGTCATGCGGCTGCCGTCCTGTCAGAAGGATCTCGTTCGACGCCACTGGATTTCGGACCGATTAATGGAAATGGTCCTCCGGTCCAGAACACTATGGGCGGAATTATTATGCAGGCGTTGAGCTTGGCTCAACAGGCGGGGGCTCAAAAAGCGGAAAGGATAAGAGCGGATAGGCTGGCAAAAGCAAAAGCCGAGGATGGTAAGAACTTAAAAGCCCATATGGATCATGCCTCTTCCATGATCGAGAATGGGGAGAGCCCAGGCGATATTCACAAAAATATAATATTAGCCAATCTAGAAAGGCAGTATAGAAATGGCTCAATCTCTAGTGAAGATCACGCTATCGGCTCAGAGTTTGTGTCTACGGCCTTTAGTGCTTCAGAAAGTTTAACCTTAGTTAGAGACGCGACTCGGAACTTTGTTATTAATGGCCAGCCCGTAGACCTGGATTCCATTTTAGCTGCACGTTTATCTGCTACTGCCTTATCGGAAAGTCTGACAACCGATCCCAAAGACTTGCCGGAATCTTTTTGGTTTACCTATGTGGGTGCTTTTACTCAAGATAATGTAAATGATATAGAAACACTTAATAATTCACTGGCTGAAAGCATGGTTAAGTCTCAGGCTAGAATCAGGAAGATTGGTGGAGGCGATAAATTTCTGAATGCCTTTAAGGCAAGGCTAGAGTCCGATATTGAAACAATGGGCTTTATGATAAATGGATCTAGAGGCGTGGGGGACTTTACGTCAGATCAAGTAGATAAGATATATGATTTTTCTGGCTGGGATCAGATAGAGGAAGGACAGAAAAATACAAATTTTGAACGCGCCCTTGTTGAACCAGATTCAAATTTGAGGAAAAGTCTAAACCATTTTACTAACAACATATCACCCGCCTTTACAAAATTAAGCGGGGAGTTAAAGAAAATTGTTACCCATAAAAATCTAAGGGGAGGCGGAGCCAAAGCTGTAGAAGATATTATAGAATCAATGAAATTTGC